TCTCATATTAAAGTTGTTCCGGATACAGCTGTAATATGAGAACTAACTTCTGTTATTAATGAGTATTTTCCTTTATCAAATTTTACTAATTTAATATCATCATTTACATAAAATTTTTGAAAATCGGAATCTATTACTATAGAAGAATCTACAATACTTAAAACTCTTTCTGTTAAATTATAAAATCTATTTATTGAATTTGGTTCTGGTACATCTTGAAAATATGTAATAGAAGGCACATTAATATAAGGGTATCCCTCTGTATCAACTGTTAATGATAAACCTTGTAAAGGAATGAACCTATCATAAATAGGATATAAATTATTATTAATTAACGTACTAACTTCATTTATTGACATATATGTACTTACACATATATTATTACAACAATTATCTATAAGAGTATAAATTGTTGGTGTTTTAATCCACACAGGATATTTTTCTTTTGTTGGATTATAAAACATAGTATTATATTCATCCCAAGCAAACAATTCAATATTATAATCACCGGAATGATTAACATGCATAGTATAAATACTATTATCTGTTATATATACATTTGGGTTATTTCCTCCCGTTTTTCCTGAAGGATCTGCCCAATAATATGCGCTTGGATCAAATTGAAATAATCTCATACGAGGTGATTCATATACTGCGTTAACTGTGATTTGTTGCTCATTTAAACTTGTATCATAATTAAAATTAAGATAAAGTTCTAAATTATCTGATGAATTCGTTGTTAAGCCTGTATCCATATAAATTTTTCCATCTAAAATATCAAGAATATATTCTTTATTTCCAAATGTTTGTGTAATACCATTAGAATCACTATATCTAAAATTTTGAAATTTTAATAACGGAACTTTATAGTTGGTATCTACTGCATACTCTAATTTTGATAATGCATTTGTTAAAAATGTAACATAACCATTAAAACTTGTTACAACACCTAATGAAGATTCCATATCATAATCATAATTATCACTGACACTGGGATAAATTGAATATGCAATTGATGTTCCCCATTCATCAATACTTGGATCTCTTAAATAAGCTTTTTCTAAAAAAATAGTTAAATTTGTAGATGCGTTAAAAAATATTGATGATGTATCAAATGTATTATAAAAACGAATTTCATTTTCATATATTAATAAAGGATTTGTTATAACATTTACACCCAATACACCAGCATCGGTTTTTTCAACAGATAATCTCCACATTATATCAGCAATATTTATAAATGGATATTGAAATGATGATCCTACCAGTATAAAACTATCAGGATTAGCAAGATATGAAGGATCATTAAGTGAATAATAAATCAAAGGAGTATCTGGATGCCAAGCATATGCTGTCATATCTCCAAATGTCATAGGAAGATCGTTTGTGGTTGTTTGAGTTAATTCTAAAAATGTTAATCGTATATCTGCATTGCCACTTATCAATTCTGAATCATGATCAATCCCATAAGGAGTTAATGATTGCTCAACTGAATAATCATACCCAATATTATTAGTTGCATATATAAGATTTTGAATTCTTTCAAAATAAACACCCTCACCAGTAATATCTGTAATTCTACAATTAATTCCTATAATATTTTTTTCTAACCACTGTTTTAATCCCATTAATTTAATAAAAACTTCTTTAATATTATACGAATAACAATTTTCTGTTTCAGGCGTTCCCCAAACATCAATTTCTCCTGTTTCTCGTGTAATACAATAATTAAGAGATAATTGATTTAATTTTTTTAAAGTTTTTCTTTCAGCAACATTAAACTTTAAAATTGTTTTTCTTCTATCTACAGCATCAAATGGAACTATAAGAGAAAGTTTTGTATTTTCTTTAACATTTAAAAACCATTCTCTAACAAAAATATCATCATAACCTAACCATTTAATTGCATTAATTAAACCCTTGTATGTTCCTATAAAAGGTATAATTTTATCATGTTCAAGAATAATATGTTTTGATTTATAATTAAGAATTTGCCAATCTGGCAAATCTTCATTAATATCTGTTTCTTTAAATATTTGTTGAATATCTTTGGGATCAGGTAAACCAAAATCTGCTATAAGTGCTCTAAATCTTTCATCTTCACCAACAGCTTCAGCATTAACTATAATATCAGCTAATGTGAATAACGTATCACCTACTAAATGATATACGCGAAGAATTCTTTCAAATACTCCTTCAAATTCAGATCTAAATCCAATATTTAATTGTATGGGAGTATTAACTGTATATGCACTTACATCATAAACTAATGAATTAGTCCAAGTAATTTCAGATGTGTTTTCATCAGTTTCAAAAAAAGAAATTTCATTATCATCACCAATTAATTCAAATACTAAGATATTATTGCTACTATCATAAGGACGTATATAATATCCGGATGAGGGTTCTTCTAAGATATATAAATGTTCTGTTTCAACTAATCCAACAGAAATAGGTTCTAAAAAAATAGCGCTAGCATAGGTAACTGATGGATAAGAAAATAGTGAAGAATCAATAGTTGCTTTAACATCAGAAATAGATTTAGTGTTTAATGGATCAGGATTAAATATAGAAACATCTATAAATTCTATAGAAGCATCAGAAGATGTTAAAGCTTTGAGTCCATTATCTAAAGCATATGAATAAGATAATGTGATATCACCAGGAGTATCATATAAATATCCGCCATTAGTTATTTTGGAACTACGAATTATTCCGCTTACATCGGTAATCAAAAATCCTTCTGCTCCTTTTCCTGTTGGAGAATCAAAAACAAGTTGTATTAATGGATCAGAAGACCACCCGATATTAGATCCTTTTTTATCAAATATTTTCCATGAGGAAATGTTCATTATATTTTAGTGTTATTTAAAAGTATATTTATTTATATATAAAGATTACAATGAATTTAAAAAATTAATTAACATTTAATGAATTTTTATCAATAGCTATCGCAAACCATTTTTTAATTATCTTAGTATGCTCAATAAGAAAACCGAGACAAGCCTCTATTGTACTAAACATAGGATTTTGTAAAGGATTTGCTCTTAGTTCGGGCGAAGTTCCTTTTGTTAATAACTGCCCTTTATAATTAAATCCTAAATTAAGAAAAACATCATTAAAATGTTTTGCTTGAAAATAATAAGATGAACGAGCAGTATATGATTTTCTTCTATTACTATTGTCTATCATAGTTAAATATTATTTTTACATTCTAAGTATTTTTTTCGTGACTTCATATTTATAAATTATTTAAGATCACTTCATTAGTTTGAGAGTTAATATTTTTACTTGTGTATCCCCTTATTTGTATATTTATAGTTGACAATCTATTTTTAACTAAACTATCATCATACCACGTTCCTTGTGCATTTTCAAATCCTCCACGAATTAATGGATATACATCTTTTATTGGAACCTGATTTCCAAATGCATCTTCAACATATCTTTCGAGAATAATATCACCATAATCATCTATTCCATAATGTGTTTTGTAAATATTTAAATTATCTTTTGATGCGTCAAACCAAACATTTACAGAATCAACATTATCAATTCCTTCAATTATTTTAATTAAATCTGAAACTGGAATTCTGTCTCGTCTAGTATTTTTTAAGAAATATTCAGAAGTTTTTGAAATAATATCTTGTCTAACCATATCATATGTTACACCTTCCCATAAAATTAATGACATATTTAATGTGAATTTTGGAAATTGCAAATTTAATATAGCATTATCAACGGTTAAAATTCTTTGACCACTTTGTTCAATAAAATCTAGTATCGCTGTTTTTTCGTTATCTGTTAAAATAAATGCAGATAAAGCACATGTGTAATAATTATCATTTGTTGAAATTCGTTTACTCACATCCGGAACTAAAAACAAATAAATTGTGTTGTCATCTTTCTTTTGTTCTTCTAATTTTTTTTGATAATAAAATAATTGTTGATTTGCATTATCTAATTCAATTTTTTTAGCAATTGCTTGTGTTGAATCAATACCATAGGTTGCACTTAAATTTCTATATTCAATACTAACATTTTCATAAATTGATTTTGCTTGATTATATTTAGTAAGAATATATTGATCTTCAAATGTTGCAAAACCTGGTATTGCATCTATGATTGTAAAAATGTTAAGTTTTCTAAGAAAATAAATGTAATTATTTGCATTTGCAAGAACAAAACTTCTTGATGTATTAGGTGCTAATAATCTTGTCAAATAAAGAGGTTCTTCTTGAGTACCAAACATTATTTCGTTTTTAACTACTACATTAATATATTTATTAAGATCAATTGATTCACTATTAAGTAAATAACCCGAACTAATAAATTTCCATGTATTTTGATTAGTTGTCATTGCATTAAGATTTCCTGCTACACCATCAGTTATAAGATATTCCACTAAAATTGTGGATCCTATTCCTGGGATCGCACCATTATAATCATTACCAAAGAATACATCAATTCCTCCAGTCTGACCAGTTTTAACCATAACTGCTTGTTGATTTAATGTCATATCTAAAATTGATTCAACTATTTCCCATTTAACCCCATTAACAAAAACATTTACATAATAATTATCGATAGCTGCGCCCTTTTTGTTTTGAAAATTATATGATTGAAGTGGATCGCCCGAACCGGTCGCTTGTTGATATTCGAGTTTTCCTTGAACTATGTTTACATCAATAGTATTTGTAATACTTGTTAAATCAAAGAGTACTTCTTCTCCTGGAAGAGTTATTGTATATGTTAAACCATTTTGACTGTTTGCGATTAATGTTAAGTTTGGAATAGTAACTATTTTTGTTCCGATTGGTAATTTTTGCCCATTATACATTAATGTCAATGTTCCTCTAGCTGCCATGGCTCTTGATGGGTTGTGCCCCGTTAAACTTGCTAATCCCTTTATACTTTGAGGACGAGTTGCAGTTTTAATATTTAATTCGGTTACTGAGTCTTCATTATAAAATAAAATCATACGACCATAATGAAGCATTACTTGAAGTAATTGCCCCATAGGTGAAGCCAATGTAAAATGTTGACCTAAATCACCATAAGTATTTTTTATAAAATTTAATGAATCTTGATAAAGTTCATTAAATCTGATGCGTGATGTGTTAAAGATTTCCATATAAATTTAATATTTTAGATTTACAATTTTCGCCATGCCATCTTTTATAATTAGGGGTTTCTATTGATTTTGAACAAAATGGGCAAATAATTTTTTTAGATCTAGATAATTTTCTTTTCTTTTTTATTATTTCAGCTTTTTCACCTCCATAAATTTCTTCAAGCGTTTTTCCTTTTTGATTTATTGCAGGATTAATTCCATGCCAATAACCATTAAAATTTCCATTATTTTGTCCTGATAATTGTTTACATTTTTTATTTTTATTCCATATTGGAATTTGCTTTCTCTTTATTGATAAATCTAATACCTTTTCATCAGCAAGTTTTTGCTCATATTTTTCTACCCACAAATTATATAAAGATTTTCCATACATTCCATTATTTTCACCGCTTAAAGATTTACTTTTTTGTTTCTTTGTTTTTTCACTATCCTTATAACCCAATGTACCATTTCCTCCATATGTCAAATTATATCCACCTTCGCTTACATGAGTTTTCATTTCTTTTATCCAATATTTTTCTTTTTCTCTCCATTCTTGTATACTAACATATTCGATTACTCCCTTTATGAAATTTTGTATTCCATATTTTTTAATTGCTTTACATATTAATTTTCCACTTCCAAAATAATCATCATATTCATTATTTGTAGCATGAAATCCTACATAACATTTTTTATTAATTAAATTAACAACTTTATATATAAAATAATATGTATATGTATTTATAATCATTTATTTAATTAATAATCCTATAATTCTTTCATCATTTATAAATATATCAATTACACAATAGTCGTAATTTTCTGCTTTTCCGAATGATATTTCTGGTGTTACTTTAAAATCTTTTGTTTCACAAATATATCTTTCAAATTGTGCTTTTAACTTTTCTTCTAATGCTGTTTTATTAATTCTTGTTTCAAAAATTAAATCTTCTATACCTACACCAAATGCCAAATCGCCAAATATTTGGCCTGAACGAGTTCCTAATATCATTTTAACTTTTGTAATTATAGACTCAATAGCATCTGAATGAGATAAAACTCCATATTGATAATTTGGATCTTCTGGATTTCTAGTATATAAATCTTGAATCATTTACTTTTTATTTTATATATCTTGTAAAAATAAAAGGGAGTCTAGCTCCCTTTAAGTGTTATTTTTAAAACTTTCATCTGTCACTGATGCCATCTGCCATTGACGTTTAGTTTGATAAGCAGGATTCTTTGATCCATACCCAAAAGGAACTTCATGTTTATGTGTCATATCGAGGTGTTGGAGTTTTCTCTCTTTTTCTGGAAAATTTTCACTTTTGACATAATTTTTAGGATGAACCCAATCTATTTTTAAATTATTACTGTCAAAATCTTGCCATATACCCCATTCTGATTTTTTAAAATTACCCCTTTTTAATATTTCATTACTTTTCTTTTTTCGAATTATTTCCACTTTATATTCAAGATCATCCCAAATTTTTATTTTTAATTTATTTTCTAAATTATTAATAATATCTTTAAATATGATAACATTAGGATAAGTCCAAAAAGAAATTATTTTCTTTTTTAACCATATTCTGCCAGGATATTTAAAATTATTTCGTTCTGCTGTAAGAGCTATTTCATAATGTTTACTTTGATTATGCCCTACATAAAATTTTCCTCTAATATATCCAAATGCTTCCGCTTTTGATTCATTCCATTTATGTAGTTCTCCATTAGGTAAATGAACTTTATCAGGATTTTCGAATAATTTAGGATAAAAATCTTCTTCCTTTCCTTCTTCTGTTGCCGACGCCATTTGCCATTGTCTTTTAGATTGATAGACAGGATTTCTTGATCCATAACCGAATGGAACTTCATGTTTAGTTTTAGTATCTAAATGTTGTAGATATTCTACCGTTGGTGGTTTTTTAGATCCTATATATTTCTCAATAGGAATAAATTCAATATCACTACTACTTCGATCATAATTATTGTTATATTCTTTTGCCCCTTTATTTTTTAATCCTTCCTTGTAAACTTCAATTCTCCAATCATTAAAAAACATTTTAATATCTTTTTTCTTTTCAATTATTTTGATAATTGTTTTTAATTCTGACGCTGTTGGATAAATCCAAAATGTAATAATTTTAGGTTTCATGAATAATCTTCCAGGATAAATTTTTTGCCAATTGAAATTATAACGAGATGATTTAATATCATAACTAACATTAGTATCTTTATTTCCTGAATAGTGACCTTTGGTAATATCATCAGTTCCATGACCCGAATTAGGTCGATTACTAAATAATACATCAGCTATTTTTTTAGTATTTGTATTTAAAATAACTTCAAATGAATATGATGTACCGCTTTCTGCATTTAATGAATATTTTATTCCATCTGATGAAATAAATCCATCGGGAGATTCATTTATTAAGTCTTCTTTAATTATATGCATTATAATATCTTATATAATATTTAAACTGTGGATTAACTTCTTTTACTTTTTTAATTATTTTTTCTGTATCTTTACCCTGCCATTCGAATGTATCACTTGTAATAAATTCTTCTAAAACATCGTTTCTATTTAAAAGTAAAAAATTCTGTTGATCATCATAAATTCCTCCACTAACATATCGTGTAGCTTCTTCATCATATTCAAGACTATTAATTATTCTACGATTTATTAATGCATTAGCCATCATACCATGATTAAACTTTTTATCGTATAGCGCAACATATAAATTGCCATCTTTATCTGCAATAGCTCTTACGTTTTCTTGAAAATCATTTAATGTTTTTGGATTTTTAACAATAGGTGTTCTTTCTTTTCCTATTCCTAAATTTGTAACTATATTGAGATTACTGTTTGGCTCTGGATTATGATCTGGCATTATCCCAAAAGATTTTTGCATATATCTATCCATTTTAGCACCTTCATGAATCTTTTCTTCTTCTTGTAATTGTTTATAAGTTTTATTAATAAATTCATATTGTGGATTTGCACTTTGTGCTTTGTCAATAAACTCTTGATAAAAAGATATACATTCTTCGTACGGCGGTAAGTCCCATCGTTCTCTTTTATCTTTATCCATTTCTGGAAACATTGGTTCATTTGATTCACCTAATACAAATTTGGCTTTTCCTACTCTTTGAATTGTAACAAAATTTATTGGAAGTTTAAGCCACCACCATGTATCATGATCTTCAATTTCGCCTGTATGTACTAAATTTCCTATAATATTTGTATGAGTACCTATATTAATATTAAGAACGAATAAATTGCCCATTTTATCTATAACTGCTCGCGCATCTTCACAAATACCCCTTAAACTTGTTGGATTTTTAATAATAAAGGTTCGGAGACCTTTATATTCGAAAACTATTTTATCCTTTTCGCGTTCTTTTACTTCTTCTGATTTATGTGTAATATCAAATTCCGTATCAGAATCAGGAATATGAAATTCCTTTTCTGCATACTTATCTGCGACACCTTCTTTTAATTTAGGATAAAATGATTCATCTGTGACTGACGCCATTTGCCATTGACGTTTTTCTTGATATTTAGGATTCTTCGATCCATAACCCATAGGAACTTCATGTTTTCCAGCTTTAAGATGCTGCATCATCATTTCTTGAGGTGTACGTTCTTTACTAGACATATAACTGCGTAATGGAATATATACTCTATCAGAATGATCTACTCCAACCCAATCATTTTTATATGCTAATTTTTCATCTTCGTTATCGTTTTTTATTATTTCTATTTTATATTCGGGATCATCCCATATTTTAATTTTTAAGGCTTTTTCAAGATCTTCAATAACTTTTTTTAGTTCTTCATTATTTTTTGGGAATCTCCAAAATGTAATAATTTTATATGTGGTGTATATTCTTCCACTATAAGGTGTTCCTCGTGAAATATGAGCACGATCATGAGTTTCACCCTTTTTACTTATTTGAAATTGTCCTCCTTTGACTAAACCAAATTGATCATAACCAAATGCATACGCCGGTGTATCGCAAAACCATACGTCCTTTGTGCCATTTCTTCCGATAACACCATCCACTACTATATAATCAGGCGATTCGAATAATTTAGGATAAAGTTCTTCCTCTTTTCCTTCTTCAGTTGCCATGGCCATTTGCCATTGACGTTTTTCTTGATATTTAGGATTCTTCGATCCATAACCCATAGGAACTTCTTTTTTACCTGCGCCCGGCGGAATTAAATGTTTTATCGCTAATTCTTCTTTAGATCTTCTGAAAGGTTTTGTATAATCATCAATCGAAATGTATTTTATGTCATCCTCATGAGGATACCATGATCCCCAACCATTTTTATTATTAATTTCTTTCTCATATTGACTATTTACAGGAATTTCTATTTTCCAACTGGAATCAAATTTTATATCAGTTTTTTCTTCCAAATCATGCAAAAATTTAAATAATTCTTTTGCGTTTTCTGGAAACATCCAAAATGTAATAATTTTATATTTTCTAAAAATACGTCCCGAACAAGGCCCTCTAAAAATAGGAAAATCATTATGATATACATCTCCATAGCCCATAAACAATTCAGTTTTTTCAGTATTATAACCAAATGTTATAACATCATTAATGTCCGTATTCAGTGTAACAATATTGGGCATACCTCCTGTAAATTGACCAACATAAATAGCATTAGGATTTTCAAATAATTTAGGATAAAGATCTTCTTCTTTACTTTCATCGGTTACACTTGCCATTTGCCATTGACGTTTAGATTGATATGCTGGATTTTTTGAACCATAACCAAAAGGAACTTCATGCTTATGTTTCGTATCTAAATGCTGAATATTCATTTCTTCTTTAGAACGTGATACACTTCCAATATAATTTTTAAGAAGAATGTTTTTAGTACCCTTAGGCCCAACAACTTCAATATACCAATCATCATTTTTAAAGTCTAGCACTCGGAAATAATCATCTAAATCTTTAATTATTTTTTGTAAACTTACTTTATTTTTCGGAAAGTCCCAAAAAGAAATCAATTTTTCTTTTGTCCAAATTCTGCCCGAGTATTTTAAGTCATGTCGTGATGCAGTAAAATAATCATCTTCAGTAGTTGTTGCTACAATATCATCATGAGTCTCAGACTCTTCACCAATATATAGTTTATCATTATAATATCCGAATGGATATGCTCCAACATCTTGATAACCTACAGTTTCATTATTATTTTGAGGATTTACTGCTTCATCAGGACTTTCAAATAATTTAGGATAAAGTTTTTCTTCTTTACTTTCATCGGTTACACTTGCCATCTGCCATTGACGTTTAGATTGATATGCAGGATTTTTTGAACCATAACCAAATGGTACCTCGTGTTTTTTACTTGTATCTAAATGCTGTAGATATTCTGCTGTTGGAGGATTTTTTGAATGAGTTGTTCCATATTTTTTAATATACTCTTCAATGGTAATATATTCCGAGCGTAAAAATCCATAATCCCTATTATAAGTTCTTTTTTGACCTCTCGGTGCATCCGGATATGTTTCTATTTTCCATTCGTTATTTAATAATTTTTTACCTAACTTTTTTTCTAATTTTAAAATAATAAAGTGTAATTCATCACCTGTTGGGTATTCCCAAAAACTTATTATTTTAGGTGTAAAAAATAATCGCCCAGGATAAATAATTTTATTTTTTGAATCTTTATACGTATACGGATCTGTTTTTGTATTTTGTCCATGCATAGTTTTTAATTTTCCAATGACTACATCAATAAGTTTTTTTGTTTCCTTATTCATTATAACTGAAAATGGCCGAGTGCCTTCACTACGAAAAAAATAAGTTTTTCCGGCAAAGTGTACACCATCTGGTGATTCGAATAATTTTTTTGTTGATATGTATTTCATTTAAAATTATCTTTATTTTACGTTAGCATGATGAACCAATCTGCTGGGCTATCCGTTTTAATCTTTTCTTTAAGTTCTTTTAATTCTTCTTGACCCTCAGCTTTTATATCTGCATAGTTTATTTGTACACCTCCTATAAGAGTATAATTAAACGTTCCTAATATTTTTGCTAATTGTATTTTTCCACGAGCAACAACCCATTTTAAGAAAACGGGATCTTCATATAAATCTTCTTCGGGAATCTGATTTAATGTTGTGACCCAAAGTGATTCAACCGGATCTCTACCAGTAATTATCAATCTTTTTGTATTAATACTAAAATGGTGATTTATATCTTTTAAGTTAAATTGTTTTGCCAAATCCCAAAAACTCCACTGAATTGTTCTATATGTTATTTGATCTGATGATAAAGGAGTCAAATAAAGGTCTGCAGCCATTAATCTATCAAAACTCATATCTGGATCATGAATACCAAAAACTCTTTGTCCTGAACCCATTTCATAAACAACTTTAACTGCCATAACACAGGATGGTAATTGAAAAGTTCTTGTATCATGCCATTCTTGTGTATTAAAATAACTTTTATCAAGCACATACCAACCATCTTGTACTGCATCGCGGTATTCACGATACATAACTTTACTTTCTAAATCAATTAAACGTGATATTTCTATTGATGGTAAAGAAAATGGTATACTACAACTGGCAGTGATTTCCCCATTAACCTGAGATATAAGTTCTTGTTTGGTCATTTTTATAATACAATTATTTCATCATAAGGTAATCCTAATTTTTCAGCAGCCTTTTTAATAATCTGATCTTCAAGACTCCCTATATTCATTGATATATTTTTCCTGTGAATCAAATGCAGCTTCTTTGATTTCGAAATGTTCCAATATTTCTTTATTAAAAAATTCCTGCCCATATTTTTTAATTGCGCGTTTTATATAAGTTCCACTTCCTAAATAATTATCATTCAATTCATCAGTAGAATGATCTCCAATATATTGCTTTCCATTGGCTTTATTAGTAATAACATATACAAAGTTGAATTTCTTTTCCATTATTTTAAATATGTTTTTCTATCGTATTTATTTTGAAAGCTAAGATTATCATTATCAGATGTTCTCATACTCTTAATATACGAGTAGTCTCGTATCTCATCTACTTGCACTGCATTAGATATTTTTGGTAATGACATTTCTGTAACAATTATTGTACTTGATTCGTCAACTTCTAAATCTTTTCCAGGTGTCGCAAATTTAATAACACTTCTAGTTACATTACAATTAACAATTTCTTCATTATTGATAACGTAACAATCTGAAAGTTCATTTTCTTTATTTACACTTGCTCCACCTAAAAATGATTCGCTAATTTTATTACTACTTATTATCTTAGAATTATAAAGTCGCGCTTTTGATATGTTACAACCTACAAATGCACAATTTTCAAATACTCCAGTTAAATCACATTTAACTAAATCCATATCATGTACAGTTGTTCCGCCGACTCTTCCTTTTCGTAATTGGAATCTGGCGATTTGTGTATCGTAATTAAATGCCCCTTCTTTTAATCCTCCATTAATGATCATTTCGAATAAAGGTCCTCTCAATATATTCCAATAAGTTTTGAGGATTTGTTTTGAGGTTTTTAAATCAACATATACTTTTAAATTTTGGAATTCGTTTAAAAATACTTCAGGATCGTAAAATGCCATTTGAATCTTGTCAAAATTTTCAGTGATACGCTTTATCTCGTATTGTTCAAAAGCGTTAAGATCTTTTTCATTAAGACTTTGATACGCTTTAATAATGAAATACTCTAAAATCTCTTTTATCTCTATAGATTTGGTCGCATAATTTTTTCCACCAATATAATTACATTCAAGGATTCCTTGTGTATAGTTCGTAAAGTCAATCCCGTAAAACTCTGCGTGTGGTGTTGTTAAGATGTAGTTAATGTTTCGTTCTATCTCAGACTCATTAATGTAATTTGAGATTGGTGCAAATGATTTTATTGATAACGCATAAGGCGATCCTTTTTGTTCTGGAAAACGCTGATATACAAAGTTCTCATCGAATTTCAACACTAAACGAGTTGGGTTCATCATAGAAACACTAGAAAGAGTCTCAAGATGACTATGATTGAAAGATAAAGATACCTTTAATTGTGTATCATAAGTGGTTTCGCAACTTTCAGATATCCATTTAGTGACCTCGTCGATTATTGGGATCACTGAGTGATAGTTCTGGAGAGCGAGATGAAAGCGATAACGTGAGCGCTTAGCATCATACTCTTTTAAGAGAATTGCATTCTCATATGTTGGGCGAAAAGTTGTTTCGTTTGTAAGGATCACATTTTTTCCAATTAAACGAGACAAGTCAGACACGATGAAGTTTGACTCTTTCGTACTGTAGAACTCGAATATGAAGCCAAGATCGCAAAAATTTAGGACCTCGAGAACTGAATAATGGCGTGGTTGTCTCATAATTATGAATTATTTACTATGATCACCTATATACTGTTTTCCATTTACTAAATTGGTAGTAATATAAACAAAATTAAATTTCTTTTCGATCATTATTTTTATTTATATATTCACGATCAGGAAGACGAAATATTATTCTATCATCTTTATATTGATCAAAATAAACATTTATTTTATCTCCATTAATAAAATTATTTACCATTATTTTGTCGCGTTTAAAATTATTTATGGGAATTAACCCATTTATATCTTCAACTGATACAATAACACCAAACCCTAATACCGCAGCAACTGTTGATACTAATATTTTATCTTTAGAATTGAAAATAAAACTCTGAATCTTATTTAATTTTTCTTCGGGGCTTTCTTTCGTAAGAATTATTCTGTTATCTTTTGTAATTTCAGAAATATAAAAATCAATCGTATCACCAGATTTTATATCTTTTTGATTAAATTCTATCTTTGTTTGTGAATCCATTTTAGATGTATGTAATAAACCAGTAAAAAACTCATTAAATTCTATGAATATTCCATAAGTAGAACACCCAGTTATAACACCGGTGTGTTTTTTCATTAAATCTAATTCTTGAGTTTTAATTGGAAGTATATAAGCTAAATATTTTTTATGTGAAACAATAAATGAATTCATTTCTTTTAAAAAATCTTCAACCATTACAATTATTTCTTTTCCTATATACGATTGAAAATCTACAATTTTATTCGGAGCTGCAAGAGAACCTGGCATAAATGCTTCAATACCCTGAACTTCAACAAAAAATCCTCCTTTATTAGCTTGTAAAATTTTAGCTGTGTATGCTTTATTTGGATTTTGAATCTGTTCCATGAATTCATCTCGTACTGTTTTAAGGTGTCCTTGCCACAACGATACTTTTACTGAAGGAAATGCTTCTATAATATATGCATATAATCCTTTATCGAGTAATTTTTTAATAATTTCTTTAGTATGAATCGCTGCAATAAATTCTTTATAAGTATTATAACCAAACACTTGTACAAATTTTTTCTCTCTAGCCAAATCAATTGTAACGGTAAGCCCGCCCAATAATTCAATATCAATAAATTGCTCTTTTACATTAAATATATCTGTAATGCGAACAACGTCATCTTTTTTCAAATCTTTTTTGATAAGTTCTGAATCTGTGCTATTATAAAGATAAAAAAGTTCTTGAGCATAGGATTCTCGAGAAAAAATCCTGTTTTTAGTAGTACATCCATTTATTTTTCTATTCGGGGTTAATTTTGAAGTTCCATTGTAACCATCATCATACATTTCCCAGTTAAAATTTTCTTGTGAATTTGATTCCATTTTTATTTTAGATTAAAGTGAATATTAATGTTTTATATGTTATATATTTTAAATTAAATTAAAAGATATATATAAAAACATAAAATATATGAATTTAAAGAAAATTTCTTTGACTACATTAATGCCCGAATTCCCCGCTATTTATGAATATAATAATAATATAATAGAAAATTATTTAGATGTTATATATAATGAAGAAACGGGTGTAGTTATTGTCCCAGTAAATACCTCAGGGCGAATTAAAGGTGCTACAGGAGAATTTGTTACAACTATAACAGATAATCTTATAGTTAAAAGCCAATATACTAATTTATATGATAATATTACTACAGCAGATTATAGTTGGTATACAGCTTACATTGGTGCTGATACAGTTTTAAGAGATCCATCAACATGGGAAAATGCATATTTTAAATATATTGATGTTAATAAACCATACTATAAAGTTAATAATAATGATCCTATTTTAAATGGAAATATAGCTCTTAAATCAGAAACAGTTTCACAAATAGTAGAACTTATATTTAATGGAACATCTCCAACAAATCCGTTTATTATATTATTAGATCCAAATTCTGGACTTACTTATGATATAGCAGCAGTAGATTCATCATATCAATGGTTATCTTTAATATGTATTGGTTATAATGCATCGATAGGTTCAACGTGGACTCCTTATCATTATGGAAGAGATTCTAGTGTTTCTGGCGGTGGGGGCGGAGGTGGTTCATATGTTTTACCTATAGCTACTATTTCAACATTAGGAGGAGTAAGAAGAGGTTCAGATATTTCAATAAATGCATTTGGAACTATAAGTGTTGTACCTAGAACATTTTTACGTGAAGCTAGTATAGGATCTGGTTTTACGTGGGTTGCAGGAATTATAAATGTTGATACGTATACAACAGATTCTAGTTTAGACACTTTAAGATTAAGACACAATGCGACAGAAGCAAGTTTAGGTTCTTTAACAAGAGTTGTGTTCGATGCTTCGCTTGTAACTATAACAACAAGGCTTAACACAACAGATTCAAGTTTAGACACACTAAGATTAAGACACAATGTTACTGAAGTTAGTTTAGGCTCTTTAACAAGAACTGTGTTTGATGCTTCAATCTCAACTTTAACAACTCGACTCAACACAACAGATTCAAGCTTAAGCTCTTTAACAAGAGTTATGTTTGATGCTTCAATCTCAATTTTAACAACTCGACTTAACACAACAGATTCAAGTTTAGACACTTTAAGATTAAGACACAATGCGACAGAAGCTAGTTTAGGTTCTTTAACAAGAGTTGTGTTCGATGCTAGTTTAGTGACTATAACAACAAGGCTTAACACAACAGATTCAAGTTTAGACACACTAAGATTAAGACACAATGTTACAGAAGTTAGTTTAGGTTCTTTAACAAGGACTGTGTTTGATGCTTCAATCTCAACTTTAACAACTCGACTTAACACAACAGATTCTAGTTTAAATACTTTAAGATTAAGATACAATGCAACTGAAGCTAGTTTAGGTTCTTTAACAAGAGTTGTGTTCGATGCTTCAACTGTAACAATTTGGAATAAATTTGTCAATGTTGATACTTCCTTACTTAATTTAGGAACTAAAAATGCAAATCAAGATACTTCACTAAATTCAATATGGACTAAATTAGATGCTTGTCTTGGAAGCGGTACAGGAGATGTTACAAAAGCTTATGTAGATGGATCTTTAGCAAGATATGTTAAAAATGCATCAATGGGTACTGATAGTTTTGCCATTATAGGTGGATATTGGGAAGTTAGTACAGGCATAACGAATAGAATAACAGCTATTGAAGCTTCTTTAAATAATTCTACAACTCTTGCTGCAGCTTTAACTCCTGATACTTCAACATCATTACAAATTAGATTTGATAAAATACAAGGTTATGTTTACGGAACAAGATTAGTTCCATTAACTGGAAACTTTACAATGAGTGCTAGTGATGCTATTGTAGGATGCACAAATCTTATTATAAGCGCATCAACAAATACTGTTACATTTCCTACAACATTTAAGAAAATTGGAGGGACTTATGTTACAAATGCGATAACCGCAGATTCAAGTAGAAACTGGATTTATGTCCAATATGTTGATGCAAGTACTCAACTTTATAATATAGCAAAAATAGTATAATTATGTTAAACAAAGCAATGTTTTGGAGTTTATCAACTGAAACAACTTCAACTTCAACACCAACTCAATTAGTTAGTTTATCTAATTTAATTTCTTTCTTTAAGATGGATGGTTCTTTAGGAAGAGCTCAAGATATATTTGGTGCTCATGATGGATCTTTAGTTGCAGTAGTTCAAAATAGTGCTGGAAAAATAGGTACTTCTTTCTCATTTAATGGAACTAGTTCTGGTGTAGATTGTAGTACAAGTGGTGGAGCTTTTGATTTTGGAACATCAACAGACTTTTCTCTTTGTGCTTGGACTAAAACTACCGTTGCTGCAGAACAAATGGTTATATCAAAATTTTATACTGGAGTTGTTCCTGCATTTATATTAGAAGTAGAAGGTTCTACTGCATATGCAGTAATAAGAGATGGTACTGGAAGTGGAACTGCTGAAGCAGTTGTAGTACAATCTCCTCTTACAGGATTTATAAATGTTTGTGATAATAATTGGCATTATTTAGTTGCTACTTTTGATAGAGATGCTTCTTTAACTTTATACGTAGATGCTAGAAAAGCAGGTGATGCTAGTATATTTGGAGTAACAGGTACTATAAATAATGGTAGAGCATTAATGATAGGAAGAAGAGATTTTGTTACTACTCCATTTTATTTTAATGGAAATATTGATGAAGTAGCTATTTGGAGTAGAGTATTAACTCAATTAGATGTTTCAGCTTTATATAATAATGGTTATGGTTTATCTTATCCATTTACATCTGAAAGTTCTGTAGGCACATAAAAATATAAAAATATAAATAATGCATTATTTAACATTCAATGGAAAGTATATAATTTTAAACGGTGGTTTTTTAAATGATGGTGCAATTACTACAGTAACACCAATACCACCAATACCTCCGACAGCGACTACATTTCCTTTAACTTTAAGTGGAAATCATTTAGTTGATGCCTCCGGAACTCCTTTCTTAATAATTGGAGATTCTCCTTGGTCACTTATTGTTGGTCCTAAAGAATCAAGTATTGCATTTTATATAGATAATAGAGCTGCTAAAGGTATTAATGCATTTATATTAAATGCTATAGAATCGTATTATAATGGCCCTGCAGATGCATCGGGTTATTTACCATTTCAAAATATGACAACACCTTTTATTAATCCTTCAGAAAATTATTGGAGAAATGTTGATTTTACTATAAATTATTGTGCATCTAAAGGTATTGCCGCATTTTTAAATCCTGCATATTTAGGATATGATGATGGAGGAAATAGACCCGAAGGATGGTGGTCAGATGTGAGTAATGCATCTTTGACCACAATGTCTAATTATGGAAAATTCTTAGGAAACAGATATAAAAATACAAATAATATAATATGGGTTATTGGTGGTGATAGTTCTGCTGGAAAAACACAAGCTAAAATAAATGCAATGGTTGCAAGTATTGAAGCATCATCAGGAAAAGCTGAATTATTTACAGCACACGATGCTAGATATGTCTCGTCTTATACTAATTATGATGAATCTTGGCTTGATTTTCAAACAGCTTATTCAGGCAATAGGTATACAGCAAGAGATTGTTCTTATAATATGAGAAGAGGAGAGCCTTATGTTTATTATGAAGGTCATTATGAAGGATATGATGTAGGAACGGTACCGATGATGTTAAGATGGCAAATGTATACTCCTATACTTATGGGGGCAATGGGAACTTTTTATGGAGATTCATCAATATTTGCCTTTGAATCTCCTTATGGAGGATCGTGGACAACTGCTTTAGAACATCAAGGAGCATTAGATTTAGAAAGATATGGAAAATTATTTAATTCTAGACCGTGGTATAATTTAGTGCCCGATATAAGTAATTTAGTTTTAACTAAAGGCTCAGGATCTCCTGATACTTCAGCATATGCATCGTGTGCTATAACAACTGATGGAGGTTGTGCTATAGCTTATACACCATTTAAAAAGGATTTAAGCATAAATATGTCAAAAATAATTGGTACTGGAGTTCACGTT